CGACCCCAGTTCCGAGGTCTGTTGCGAGTGCCGATGGGTTATTCTGTTCGCTATTCGCAGCCATTGAACCCACGGCGTTTTCAGCCAGCAAGCGTGATGCTCCTTGTGCTACACGACCGGCGATTGACGGAGCCTGGGTTGCAAGACGCTCAGCTCCGACAGGAGTCAGGTATGGCAATGCCTCAGCGAAGACTTTACCCTCTGTAGTCTGCGGAGTTAATGCGCCCTGCTGAAGACCCAAATCCTGAGCAAGCCCCTCCGTGGTTACGCGTGGTGCTGGTTGATATGTTCCATCGCCTAATCCAAGTTTATTGCCAGCCCAAGCACCTGCGCTTGCGACAGCATCTGCCATTGATGCAGGAATATTTGCCAGGTTAACGCCTGCTTGTAGCAATCCACGTCCTGTTTCCGCTGCTGCATTACCGAGGTCAGAGAGGAATCCTCCCTGCTGTGGCTGGATGTCTTGTTGCTGCTGTGCTGGTTGTTGTTGAGTTAGCTGCTCCTGCTGCGGTGGAGGGTATGCCGAATAAAACTGGTCTCTAGCCTGCGCCCATTTATCACCAACCTGAGGTGCTACTACTTCGTCAAAATATTGAGCTTGAGCCTGTGCTTTCTCAGATGGGGTTAGCGCCTGATACTGCGGAGAGGCAATAACGTCTTTCCATGCCTTAGCCATTAGTCACCCCATAGTGAAGAGAAGCCGGTGCTTTGCTGCGGTTGCTGCGCTAGTTGAGATTGTTGTGCTGGTCGTGAAGGCTGTGACTGCGCACTGCGATTACCAACGTCTACGCTGTACTGCTGGTTGTAGTTATCTGTGTACTGCTGAATGTCGCGAAGAGATTGCTGCATTGCTTCGGGGCTTGAGTAGTCGACCTGCGGCATGCCCTGAAAATACATCTTCGCTTCTGCTACGGTGTTGATGCCTGACGCGCCCATATCCCTTGCGGCTGCAATGCCCTGATTCTGCATCTTGCCTTGAATGCGCTTTGTAGCATTGAATAGCTGACGCTGCTCGCCGCCGCCAAGACGGCTACGGACTTCAGCATCCCATGAAGGAGACCCGTTACCGCCCGTTACGCCAGTCATGAAGTCAAGCTTCTCAGTTGGTGCGTTCAGGATTGCGTTCAGGTCTTTTGACATCGCGTAATTCTGCGCAGATGCTGCCGATGTTGCAGGCGCAGCGATTGAGCTTGCTGGTACTCGAACGGTGTTTCCTGCATTGTCTACGCCTTCATAGAATGCGTTCTGACCAGCGCCGTGAAGCTTACCAACGATTTGCACTGTGCGACCATCTGACAGTTGTACGGTGCGCCCGTCACCTCCAGCATTTCCAGATGCATTTGCGCGTTGATTAGCCATATCCTGGCCTCGGCGCGCTGTTTCTGCCGACATATTCTGCCCGCGCATTGTGATGTTCTGACCGCGAATCGTGTTAGCTTCAGAGGCCTGATTGCTGCGAATGGTTTCGTTGAGCTTATCGCGATTCAATGCCTGGCCAACAATCTTGTCCTGAGCACTAAAATAATCAACTGGACCAAGTGCAGCCATGCCGAGATGGTCAGCAAATTCACCAAACTGCTGAGGGTTCTGTTGGTATGTCTGGGCGACTTCAGCGGGGTCAAGGCCGACTCTTTGTAAATCAGCAGCGTTATTCTGTAGCCATGCACCCATTGCTTCAGGTGATGTTGCTGCGAGCCTTGCAGCAGCGGCGAGATTTCCGACCGTTGCCCTTTGGTCTTCGTCGACGAACTTCATGCCATTACGTACTGCGTCAACCTGATCAGGGAATTGAGCTGCAAGTTGTCGCATGGCATTGCGATCACCTGAGGCATAAGCCTGACCGTAAGCCTGCTGGAATTGTTGTTTCCGCTGCTCATTCTCTTGCTGCTTATAGATGTCCATTACAGAGCTGATACCCTGTAATGCCTGTAAACCTAAGTTGTTACGGCCTGATCGCTCATCTTCATTATTCTGCCGAATGTAGGCCAGTGCAGCATTTGCATCGCTGGCCTGAGGAGCATTAACATTATTACCGCCGAGGCTTGCGAGGAGGCTTCCCGCATTACCTTGCTGCCATGTAGCCATGATTCCCCCTTAGAATAATGATGACAGACCGCCAATAGCACCGCCAGCGACCGCTCCCCACGGCCCAAATGCTGAACCCATAGCCGCACCTGATGCTGCACCTGTAAGAAACCCTTGCGCTTTGGACGGCTGATTAGCATTCGCTGCGGCTGCGTTTGCCTGCTGTTGATAAAGCTGACTGGCATTATTGGCGTAATTCTGACCTGCTGTTGCCTGACCTGTCAAAGCCCCAAGGCCAATGTTCGCGAGGTTCTGATAGTTATTCATCTGACCTGAAAGCCAGTTCTGACCAAGCGTAGGAGCGATAGTAGCGAGTTGGTTGCTCGTTGCAGTTGAGCCCAATCCGCCAGTTACTTCTGCTGACTGTAATGTCTGATATCTGGCCTGATTGGCTAGCTGGTTGTACTGGTCTGAATTGTAGTAATCGTTCAGAGCAGAGTTCTGACCCTGCAAGGTGGACAGGTTTTGCAGTTGCGATACATATTGCTGTGCAAGTGGCGTGAATGGAGCAAGGTTCTGCATGTTCGTCTGCCACATTTCACGCTGTAACTGTATGCCTTTCTTCGTGGCATCAGCCTGCGCACCCGCACCACCATCCCCACCCTTTTGGTATACCGCTTTGTTGAGGTGCTTATTGGCGATCTGATGGATTAGCATTTAGAAGCTCCTCATATTTAGAGCGAGGTAATTGATAGAGTGTGATTCCGACAGGTTTCCCGCTGCTGATATAAGCATCTTCGATATGACCAACACGTGTTGCGCCAAGCAGCCTAATCAATGTGCGTCCATATTTGGTGGTGTCGGGTACCATTGTTACGCTGTTCAAGAATGGGGAATTATCGAGAAGCCATTTGCAGAATAAACGGTGACCGTCAAGCGCATATTCACCGCGAAAGCCAGGGGAGTAGATAGCGTGACATTCAACAATGCTATGCCAGAAGTTACGAACTTCATGAACGCCCGCCAACAGAACACCTTCATATATGCCGAGATATACTGAATCTGGCTTAATGAGGTATTTATCTCCACTGTCTACGATGTTACCTGTGTTTTCTGGATTATTGAGAAATTCTGCAAGCTTCATCGGGTTGTCGATGAGCTTTAATTGCATATTTATTGCCTTTATGGGGTAATGTTTATTGTTCCAATCCTAATGGCATCTATCCAGAGTTCAGCCTGCCCTGATGATGTCCAGTTTATATTGAAAACACTCGTTGACGGAGAGCCTGAAATTCCATCACGGCACGTGATTCCGGTTGCATTTAATTTGCCGTTTATTGTCGTGTCGGAGTTTATTGTCCCTCCTGACTTTCCATTTACTGTGGAAAACCTAGTGTCATCTCCTGCGGCTACAGTTCCAGCCGTTGTTCCTGTATTTTTTACTGCCGCATCCCCAAGCCCTAAGTTTGTTCTTGCTGCTGCCACATCTGTTAACCCTGAAAGGTTCTGTGACTTAAGAAGGGCATCAGACTGTAATGCGTCAACCTCACCATGAAGAGATAAAATCTCTCCCTCTGCTGTTGTTAGCCTTGTATCAATTGCTGATATACTAACAGTGTTGGATGTTATTCTTGCTTCGTGATCGTCTACTTCAACACGAAGTGAGTCAATCCTGCTTTCATGATCTGCAAGGGTAGAATCCTGTTGTTCATTCTTTATTGTTGCCTCATATGCTAATTCTCCAGCTCCATTGGCCGCACCGGCGATATTGAGCATATCTGAGTTCTGCTGTATTACGTACAAGCGATATGGTTCTGTGAATGTGTTTGGCAATATTGTTGAATCTACGCGCCTTGACTGCACGTTAACTTTTACTGGTTGATCTGCCATCACTCAATCCTTATCTGACAACCACTAAGTGTGATTGGGGATGATGTGATTATCCTTATCTTGAATCCGATGTTTTTCCTGATTCTTCCGATTCTTTTCCAGATAGCCCTTCGGTCATACTGAAATGGTGAATTCCATGGAATGCTCTGCTCCCTACCGTAGTTAACGCCGTCAGTTGTCGCTGAAACAAACATTTTATCCGCTATTTGAGCAACTCCAGTGCTAGATTCAAGCTCAAAATCAAAAACTCTTGAATTGTCCGCCTTGAACAAAGGCGTATAAAGAATATGTTCCTGCTGGTCTCCATATTGGCTTGACAATGACTTATCAAGCTCACCCACCTGAGGAAGAATTTTATCCCCGCACGTTATTACGTTCCCTTCGTAAATAAAATCTACTGCCCTGTGTGGTGAATGCTTAAATCCTGTCTTCAGGATGGCCCACTGTGGACCCGACTGATTAACGGAGCCATCATAAATCAGAACATGATTTTTTAAATGAATGATCAGAATTTCATGCGCTTCAAATCTAGTAGACTCCATCACAGCAAGGGATAGGTCACTAGCACTATAGCTTTGCAGTATCTTCTCAATGGTTGATGTGGCTATCTGCTGTGTTGCACCTGAATTTAGAAGATAGACAGACGGAGCCCCTGTAGCTGGATGACTAATAATCGCATGAGTATCGGCATATTTTGCTTTGCAAAATGTTCCTGCAATTCCTTTTTGCACCATCATTGATGGCTGAGATTGATAAACTGATACACCAACAGCTGAAGAGTTACCAGTTAAGCTAAAATATTCAATAGTGGTGGTGCCGAAGCAAACAACAAAATCACGCCAGTTGTCTATTCCGATAATTCCATCTGGCTGACTTTCAGCTCTGTACTCAGCTGAATATCTGTCAGGTTTAGATTCATCCTCAAGGTCGCTGATGAAAAATGAATCAGTCCCATTTTTGCACCATATGTATCTCGACCTGTTTCTGCAAAGGTCTCTCAGGCTTCCAAGCTCATACTGAATGTAACCAGTTGACTCGTCCCAATTGGAAAGAGTTTTTATTGCGCCATCGTATCTGAATAATGTCATCCCTCCATTCATTCCTAAGGCCTGACTATTGTAACTACAAGCCATGCTGACTCTTCCAGAGCCGGTGATATTGGCAATCTCTGAACCTGATTTATAAAGCTTCGTACCGCACGCCCTGTAAACAGCGTTTTCATGCATGTTATACATCGCGCCTCGACTTACTCCTGCAACATCCTGTCTCTTTTTAATCCCCGGGAACGAGCGCAGATAGCCGTTAGAGCTCAGAACCTCTTTAGGCGTTGCCAGCATGTTCACTGGCAGGAAATCAACGTAATCGGCATTGGTGAAGTCTTTGCCGACCCCCTTCATTAACGGCAATTGCTGAATCGGCATTTACTCACCTATGGATTTGGCACATCACCGTCAATCGGCGGCAGGTCGCCAGGGTAATAACGATCAGATGTGAACACGTCGTACTTGTTTCCCTGACCAACAGGAAAGTCACCTCGACGGCGCATTGATGGAACAACAAGGGTATCTGTTAGAAGTGCGTCATATGAGCGCTGAGCGTTTGTAAGCACGCTTACTGATGGCTCAAGATTGTAATCTGACAGGATTCGGAGCATTAACTGGTAACCAACTGCCTGCATGTATTTGCGTGGCAGCCCTGAGTCATCGTCAGGCAATGGCTCTTCACCATCCACCGAAAATTGGTACCCAATTTCACCAGGATTAATCTGCCACTCGTACATCATATTCTCGAGGTCCTGGATGGCATCCTCTACAGACTGAGGCTCTACATCGGTCAGGGTGGCATTTGATGCAATCGCTGGCTTGCGAAGTGCAAACAGTACAATCTCACCCTTTGTTAGAGTCGTCGCCATTATCTGCCGCCTTACGTCCGCGTTTGGTTGCTGGCTTCAGATCTTCAACTGATGCGACAAAGCCGAGCTTTTCGTAAATCGGGAAGTCTTTCTCTACGATAACAGCCTGAACGTGACCAGCTTCGTTATCGGCGGTGAGGAATACGCTCATGCGGTCCATATTTATCTCCCAAAAAAAAGGGGCCGAAGCCCCTTGTGATTACGGATTACCGAAGAACTGACCACCCATGTGTGGGTTGTAGCACACGTAGGCAGGCAGCAGGTCGAAACGCATTTTCTGCACGTTGGCGTCGCCGTCAGCGTACTTGTGAACGCGGATAGAGAAGCCTTCGTAAGTGGCTACCGCGGAGTCGATGCTGTTCAGCTTCGGTAGCGGGATGGTGCCCAGGCCGCAGAAGAATTTGTTATAGAACAGATTCGGCTTCATGGTCTGACCTGCGGTACCAATCACGGTCACAGCATCGCCAGAGGTAACTGCACGGTTTACCGCGTTGTACTGCTGCTGAGGTGCCGCATCGTAAATCGGAACGCCAGACAGGGTTACGGTAACAGCCCCGCCTGCCGTGGAGTTGGCATCGGCAAGAACGGTAGCAGTAAAGCTAATCGGAGTTGAACCGTTATAAAGAACCTGTTTGGACTGCTGCTGAAGCCAGTAGGTGCTTGTGAACTTAATCTGATCGCCTGCTTTCAGGAAGCCAGTGACCGATGCAGTCGCGCCAGCCAGAGTCAGGCTGAACTGATAGGTATCTTTAACTGCGTCATAGGTGACGGTTGGGGTGGTAGATACGGTCAGTGTTCCGCCGAAAGCGCCCTGAGTTCGAGATGCCAGCCCGTTGGACATAAGAGCACGGATGCCGCCGAAATTAGATGCGATTTGCGCATCTTCCCAGGCAGTGCGGACGAGCTGATCGGAAGCATGCAGGCCGGACTGAGCATCCGCCAGGCGTTGCGCTGACCATGGGTCCATAACCGCGTAGTTTTCACCCTTCTCAACGCCAAGGTCTTTCAGGAATGAAGCGGTTTGCGCTACGTCAGACCATTTGTTGATCGGGGTGTTCGGGCTGCCGAGAGATAGTGCACCGTTACGCATCATGAACTGCGCCAGTTCAGTCTCCAGGTCAGTCACGATTCGCTGACGCACCGGTGCCAGAATCTCATCCAGTTGGTTCAGCTTAATCGCCTCTTCCAGTTGGGTGTATTCCACGGCCACGGTGATGTAGTTACCAACACGACCAGTAGCCTTGCCTGATACGATGTTGTTCTTCGTCTGGCCGGAGATGTCACCGGTCGGAGAGCGGAGTGAAGAGAACTGATGTGGGCGCTTGAAGCTTACGCTGTCGCCGGTACTGGAGTTGATTTCACCTGCCAGTAACTGGCGGTCTACGGTTTTAGCGAGAACCAGGTCAGACATGAAGCCCGGCAGGAATTTCTTGAGGACGATTTGACTGACGTTGCTGTCTAGTTTATTAGTGGTGGCCATTTAAACTTTCCTATTCAATGATTGCGCCGGGGCAGAATTTGTTGAAGTCGTCTTGTTTCGCATCAGCGCCGCCACCGCGAACTTCCGGCTCTGGTTTGATGGCTCTCTTTGGCTTCGGTGCAAGGCTTACTTGCTTGCTAATCTGGCCTAAGAGGAATGCTGCGCGAATTGGGTCTGTCTCAGCGGCTACACGCTGGCGTAGTTGTTGGTTCTTACCAAGCGCATAAGCGATCAGCTCTGAACCCTCGTCTGCTGCATGAATAATAATTTCCTGCTGGATAGGCTTAAGCTCGCTAAGAACGATGCTTTCCATCTCCTGGTAATCTTTCACCGGGAGCTTTGCTGCTCGTTGCTTGTGGGCCTCTACTCGTTGCTGGAAACGCTGTTGATATTCATGCTGCTGACGTTCTTTCTGCTGTTTCTGCTGCTCGACACGGCTCTTGTTCTCATGCCAATCAGTCACTGCCTGTTCAAACGCCACCTCATCGTAGTCGCATGACTCAAATGTCGGCTTAGGCGGGATAACGTCTGTTTGCTGCTGTGGTTGCTGCTCTGCTGGCCTGGATTGAACCTGCTCAAGCTGGCGGCGCAGTTCCCGTAACTCTTTATCTTTCTCGCGGTTGTTCTTGCGTAAATCTTTCACCCACTGGGGCGCGGGATGACCATCAACGTGATCGTCGTCCTCTTCCGTCAGTGGGATTTCTTCATCACCGATACGAAGTGAATATCCATCTGCATCAGAATCACCTGAATCATCATCGCTACCGCCTTTGTCGCCTGATTTATTACCTCCAGTGTCAGTCTTGTTGACGACTTCAGGTTCAACAGGTTCTTTTGGGTCGATATCTGTAGGTGTTTTATTGTCTTCAGTGTCACCATCATTTTCATTTTGGTTATCTGTAGACAGGTCAATAACCTGACCGTCGATGATCAGTTCGCTTTCCATTGATTACTCCTGCTTAGCTCGGCATTGAGTCTGCCGGTGACTGTGGTGATGTAGGGATTTGTGATTGTTGCGATTGAAGGACTTCATTCAGGAGCTTGATAGCATCCATGACGCCCTGTTTATTGATGTGTTCTGCCTGAGAAAGCTTATAAACAACGTTGGCCTGGCTTTCCTGAGCATCTTGCTGAGCGGTGAACGCTTTGATAAGCGTATTGCGAGTCTCGTTGTCGGCTTTCTTCTCTTCAGCTTGCGCTGCAACCATTTGCGCCTGAGCCAGTACCATTTCAGGGTTAGGCTGGTTAGCTGCTGCCTGCTGCGCCTGCATGACAATCTGCTGCTCTTTCTCGTTGCGTGGCTTAACAATTCCAGAAGTGAGAAGCTGGTTGCGGTTGTACTCTTTGAAGTCATCCAGACCTTCGCCGTCGATGTTATCCAGGATGATTCCCTGAATAGCAGGACGCATCGGGTCGTTTGGTAGCATCGTGCTTAGGACGTTAGTCAGAACTGACACCGTCGCATCACGTCGTGCCGTGTAGCTTGGGCCAACATCGACAGTGACATCGTAGCGACCTGTAGAAAGGTCATTCAGTGCAACAACTCGCCCTGTCTGACGGTCAACAACCTGCGCATTCATCAGCGCGATATCGTCAGTGCCATCCTCGTTTACAACACGAACCTCACGCTCGGAGCCGTAGACCTCACGCGCCATCGACAGCCAGATCTCGCCTGCACGCTTCAAGCTCTTGGCCATATTGTCCAGGTAGATGAACGAGGCCATGTCGGAGCGGTTCATCAGGTTGTTAACCGTTTCCTGCGCGATGTTGCTAGGCATCTGCTGCATTGCCTGGCTGCCACCTGTTACTTCCTGAATGTCTGAGCTGGTTAACTGAAGCATTGTTGCAATCGCCGGACTTAATTGCGGGGCCGGTGTAAATGAACCCGGCGCTGCTGGTCCAGTTGGATTTCCAGCCTTGTCTCTTGGAGCCCTAGCGACTAAGAATGCAGGTCGCTTCTTCCCTCTACTCTCCCAATGCTTCTCAAGCCCCCTTACCTGCTCAGGGTCAAAGATAGGAACCTGACCCGGGTCCTGCGCTGCTGAGTCGGCGAGCATAGAAACCTGGAGGTTGTAGAGGCGCTGTGGGTCCATCGCTTTTGCAATGTGTCCCTCTACACGCTCGATATCGTCGATGAACCAGCGCTTGCCATACACAGGGATGAGCGGGATATGCTCACCAGGAATGCGGCGTGGCTTCTCAAGGAAGTTCTGTCCGTCAACCACTGAGACATAAACACGTCGACGTTTAACAGACCGGCGCGCAACCTCCTGGAATCCAGCAATTGCCAGTTCATCTTCGATATCTTCAATCTGGTCACTATCGTATGTGGCAATCTCACCAGTTAGCGGCTGGCGATAGCTGATAACGTCTACTGATTCCTTGCGCACTTCGTAGTATTTCGCGATGTAAACAACTTCAGGCTCGAACCAGTCATACTCCCAGCTGGTTATCGTGGTTACATCGAGCGAGGCAGGAGGCGTCTTTCCGTACTCGGCTTCGTACTTCTCCGGTGATAGCGAGTACATACAGAACGCCCACAGCGCGTCTGACTTGTCGTACTTTTTAGCGTCAGGGTCAAACCAGACAGAGCGTGATGGGTCGTAGATTGGCTCGATAGCGATGCGCTGACGCTCGTCCATCGGGTCATATTCATTGACCAGCATCGATGTTAAGCGGAAGCAACCAAAGCCACCTGTTGCGGCGTCGTCGAATGCGTTATCGCAAGCTTCACCACCGTCTGTTTCCTCGTAGTCAGCACGGAAAAGGCCATTCAACTTGTTAGCTAATTCTTCGCTGGCCTCTTTGTCACCAGGGCGAAACTTAACAGTGATGCGGTTATTGCGATACTCGGCAATGATTCGGTTAAGTTCAGTCGCTACTTTGTTAATCTCAAACTTCGGGTATTTCTCGAACTGATCATCAAGCTTGGTTCCCGCTGCTGTTGCTCCTTCCCATTGACCGCCAGGGACACGAGCGAATCGCGTAGCCTCAATGCACTTTTCGCGCACGTCTTGCTGCGGCGTATAGGCGCGGTCAAACCTGAGCATGACGCGCTCATGTTTTTTCTCTAATGTCTCTGCCATTTTTACCAACCGGAGGATGAGGGAACGTAGACATCCTCTTCAACTGGAGGATTCTTTATGTCTGCAAAGCGGATTGCATAGCGACGCATCATGTAGGCGTATCGGACGGCATCGAGTATGTCGTCGCGAACCTTCACAATTTTTCCTTTCTCGTCGCGGTGATAGAAGTTGTACTCTTCGAAGAAGTCTCGCATGCCTGAGAAGACTCTGAACTTACCCCTTCGCATCAGGTCGTATATCTCAAACAAGCCAGGCTCTACTGCCCTGCTTCCATCTTCCCACTGAGCGTGTTCAGGAAGCATCTGGAAGCCAGCCTCTTCGTAATATGACTTCTGCTGAAGACCTGAGCCTTTCTCTGTCTGTAGGCCATCAGGAGGCCATGCAGTCGGCACGTTGTTAGCCCATGCTTTTACCGCGCTGAATGCTTCTGCCGGAGATACCTGTCGAGCCTTGTAAGCACGAGTGAGATAAAACGCCTCGTTCTCAATATCCCATGCCAATTGCACGTGTGCCTGCGGGTGGTCCCAGCCAAAGTCCATACCGTCAATGACAAGCCAGTGGTCAGGGATAGGAAACGGATCGCACTTAATGAAGTCCTCACCCAGGTCATAAATGCGACCATGTCCGAGCATTGGTATGCCTTTGGTGCGCATATCTCTCTGGTGAGGGGGGTACGACTCAAGCAGGTCTTTCTTAACCTTCTCGCTCAGGTGTGGCGCATCATCCCAGCCAACGTTCATGCAATGCTGGCCGGATGATGGGTTATCCATGAATGCAATAACGAGGTCAGTACGCCCGTTTTCCGGAGTAAACGTCAGAATTCCGCGGCCACCATTGCCTTTGTCACCTGTTGCAGTACGCGTAAGCACCTGTGGATAAATCGTCGCGTCCTTTGGCTCTTCATCGATATGGAACCAGTCAACGGCATCGCCCATCAGTGCATGCTGGCCTTGTGAGTAGGACCAGAATTGAATCTTTGATAGCTGGCCTGATTTGTGCCTGATGTATGCAGAACGAACGGCGTTAGGCGTACCCTGCATTGGCTCAGTATCAACAATTAATTCACCTGGTATTAATCCACCATCCCAACCGTTGTCAGTACGACGACCAAGCATAGGCGTCTGCAAAAGGTCTCGGCATTTCTCACCAGAGTAACCTAGGCACCAGATAAGAGGAGCATGATCGAATTTGTGACCATCCCATCCTTCAGGGTAATCACCCATTGCATGGATAGCGTCAATGCCGGTTCCGGTGTCTGTCTTTCCAGTACGGTTAGCGGCGATTAATGCCACCTGGCTGAATTGAGATGTTGCTGCGATGAATTTCTTTTGCCATGGATAGCGTGACTTGTAGAAGCGTTTATAACGGTATACGTTTTCACGCCGCTGCTTTTCTTCTAGAAGTTGAATTAGCTCAATCTTCTGCTCTCTGCTCAGATTGTGCCGAGGCGGAAGCTTGTCCATTTTCTAACTCCGTAAGTCTTCGATCAATTTCATCGTCACTTAGATTTTCGAAATGATGGGTATGAGCCACCTCTTGCTTATCTCGCCACTGGTCTTTCTGTCTGTTCTTAAGCCAGAAGATTGCGGCGGTTGTATCAGCTGGCGCATGACGTTCAACATCAACCACTTCAATTTCTTCTTCGTGCTGGTCAACCTTAAGTTTGAACGCCTGCTGTTCGACGTAGTTATAGCCAGTTGCCTTTTGGTACAAGCTTCTTACTACTCGCTCATCGGCAATTTCCTTGGCGGCTTTTATGGAGTTGCAAAACTCTTCATGCTCAAGCTTCCAGCGATAGATAGTTGAGCGATGCACATCAAAGAAATCAGCAAGCTCATCATCTGTAGCGCCCAGCAAACAAAGCTTCTCTGCCTGCGCTGCATACTCAGCTTTGTACTGAGTAGGCTTTCCGCTGTTCCCTTCGGCATATTTGTTATCTTTGGGCGCCGCCATAATCATTTACCTTCTGTTTGCTTATCCCATTCTTCGCGGAACTTACTCGGATTGTCATACCCTTGAGTTGTTGAACATTTCATCTTCATTCCTCTTAAGCCTTAGTGAATGCTTGTGCGTACTCTACTGTACGACCCGGGCCCATCTGAATGACAACCATGTCACCCAAAGGAAGGAAGCCAGCAGTAATCTTCGCGTTGCATTTGATAGTGAAGTCAGCGCGATCCTGACTTACCACGATGTCGTAATCAGTGGCTGTAGTGCCGCCTGCTGCTACAACCTGGAAGTATTCCGTCTTACTGACAGTTGCATGAACGCCTTTAAGGCTGCCCTGCGGGAATCGTGATGCAGCGATATGTGTTTTAACAACCGTAACGAGGTTAGCGACAGAGCCAGCCGTTGCTGTCTGGATAGATGTAATTGCCATGATTGTTCCTTTAGCTGATAGAGACTTCGGCTGAGTCGCCGTCATTTGAAGCGGTTCGAATCCAGGCGACAGTAGGCGGTGTAATCGTTGCCCAGTTATCGTCGTTGTCGGTCAACATGTGACCTTGCCAGAAGCCATTCCCCGGGTTAGTTGTTGCATCCGCTAAGCGCACGGCCCCTGAAAGCACCTGAACTGTTTTTGTCTGCGTTCCGTCAGTAACCTGAATCCATGCAGAGCCAACCGTTAGCATTGATGTGTTAATCGCCATGGTTAACTCCTTTATGTTAATGGCTGCATGAATACTTCAGAGATGGTTGCTGTGGTTCCTGTTGTTCTACGTACTGCGCAGTAATGGCCAGCAGGAACAAGCCAGGTTAATTGACCTCGGTCACCTGATCCCATTCCTATAGATACTGCGATGCCGGTTAGAGATGACCTGAATGAAGCCACTCGCTTGGCTGTTGCGGTATTACCTGAAGCAACGTCAGCTGACACTGGCCCCACCCATAGCTCGACGACATCAGCCAGCGTTGCGGCCAATGTGATTGAGTAGGCAACATCAATCATCACAGAGAGGAAGTGAGGTTTCGTTGTGTCTGTCGCCCGGAATGAGGTGCCTAGCGTTACCGCTGTTGTGATTCCTGCACCTGGTGATAATCCTACACCTTGAGCACCGGTTGCTCCTGTGGGTATTCCAAGGTTCAGCGTCTGATTTGGTGCTGTCCCGGTGATTGTCGCTGTGGCTGAGCCACCAACGGGCAATGTTGTTACTGTGCCGATAGTTAATGTGTTTGCTGGGCCAGGAGATCCGGTGCTCCCAATCGGAATTCCAAGATTCAATACCTGATTCGGGGATGTTCCGCTTATCGAGGCAGTTGCTGATGAACCAGCAGGAAGTGTTGTTACCGTTCCAATCGTAAGAGTGTTTGATGCGCCGGGCTGTCCAGCGATGATTATCGCCCTTCCCTTTATGATCATGCCCAGCCCCTTACGGTTCGAATGTTTCTACCCGACCACCGGAATAGCAGTCCATGTCGATTGCAACTTTCACAGCATTAACTGCATCTTTGCCGCAGTACATTGCCACCCTAGCGATTAGACCGCCTGAGCCGATGGCATATGGCGTAATTTGAGGTGATATATTTGCCCTGGTATCGCCAGCGCCTTTCGTAATCAGATATGAGCGATTAACCCCAACAATCGCAAGGCATGAGAAAGCGAAGGTTGGTAAAAACTCAGATGCATATGTCATACCGTTCTGAAGCAGGTCCTGAATCTCCATCTCTGCGCCACAATCTCCAGAACACCCTATGGCAATAATTTTCTCACCATACACTGACCACTCATCACCTGAAGGCCTGTAAATCTTTTTCTCATCATGAGAGCAGACGACATCACCACTTGAAGCTTGGGTGTCGGAAGCTAACGTGATTCCATCCCATGCCACAGTAGTCATATCAAACTCCAGTCGTGAACAGGTCGAGAACTTCTTTGGCTTCCCGAATCGCCTTTTCAGTTTTAGCTAGAGCTGTTGGCTCATTTGCTGTCTTAGCATACGCATCTTTGAACAGTTCAAAGTTCAGCTCGTTACCAGCGATAAACTCAATGGCCTTTTCGGTAGCGGCTGAGTCATTCATCACCAGGCGGTAGACTTCTAGCTTTAGTTTCTGTGCATCTGTCATTTGCGTAATGTCTGCCATTGTTGGCTCCGTTGGTTGTTATCCCGTAGTGGGGATGAACGAGAGAATCAGGATGATTGATGAGGCCGCCAGTGTGAGGAAAGAAGATAATGCAAACGCGTAATGCACGAAGGTGATTAATCTGTCTTTGGCTGAATGCTTTGGTAGCGGGTGGTTAAGAACGTCATCGCGTATGATGGACATTCCGTAGAGCAGCGTTATTTCACGCTCTCGTTTTCTCATCGGCTACCTCAGGCATTGCGTTCTGACGTATTCCTGCAATCCGGTTAGTTGCTTAGTGACTGTTTCGATTCGCTGTCTGAGGGTGAAATAATCCCGTTCAGCGGAGTCAGTAAGTCTGGGGCTGGTAGCATCATCCATGCCGGAGGATCCGGTGGTATTACCTTTGCAGGTTGCGTTGAGCTGCAACCGACGCTTGCCAGTAGCAACATCGCGCTCAAGCTGATTGATAGTTTCCTGAGCATCAGCAAGTTCCTGTGTGTATTTGGCATCGAGATTGGCAACATCGCGCTGGCGCGTCTGCATGTCGTTTATTGTCTGCTTGGCTAGCTTCAGGTCTTTATCAGCTTGCAGGTATTTATCGTGGTAGGTGTTAGCAACCTTGCCAGCAATAACCACCCATACGAACATCATAGCGAAGACAATTACCTTCCAGTGAGCCACTACGGTTTTCCATAGCATAACTGGCGCTCCACTTCCCGGCGGTTGATTAGACCTTTCCACTGCTTTCCACCGGCATATGTCCATCGGCGCACTTCATCACATGCCCCGGGGATATCGTTGCGGTTTAGCTTCTTCAGCAAGGTGGATGACTGGAAAGCGCCAGAACCTACGTTGTAGGTGAATGAATACAGGGCAGCTTTCTGATAGTCATTCAGTTTCACTTTAACTGAACCGTCTACAGCCTTGATAGCTGGCTGCATGTGCTTGTATAGCAGCGAATCACATTCTGCTTTTGTGTAGGTCTTACCCATCTTCACATCTGCACCAGTTACGCCAGCGCATACGGTAGGTATTCCTATCGGATCCAAATATGGCTTATAAACCACGCCTTCCTGGTCTTGTATCAGTACACCTGCGATGGATATCGAACCGGCAACTGATGCAGCTACCAGTGCATTACGTAGTTTTGCTGGAATTGCCATTAGTTGAATCCTGAGGCTGAAGCTCTGCATCTATGCTCTTCACAATTGCAGCTGCTTCGGTAATGTTCGCCACATCACCTCTGGCATAGGCTGCCTTGAGGATGTCTGTGCGTTTGCGATCTTCTTCAATCGCTGCTTTGTTCTTTCGGTCGTTCGACCTGTATGTCAGCCAGGTGAATGTCGCCGTGATGGCAAATCCCAGGGCGAAGAGGACATCCTGAAGAGTTAGCATGGCGAAAAATCCCGTTAGACCTGACCAAAAGTAGGACCAGAATCCGTTGCTTGTATTCATGCGGAACATGCTCTACCCCTCATTGCGGGGGATTTGTTCGTAATTAAGAAAAGGTTGATGTAATAGAGAACAAATCCAGGATACATTTTGCGGTAACGTGGTTTGTTCGTGACTAAAGGCATGAGCAAATCAGGCAAGAGGCTGTTCGAGCAGTCTCTTGCCACCCATCTTCACGAAGCCCGCCATTGAGCGGGTTTTCTTTTTTGCAAAGCGCATCCACCGTAGCCACAGCGGATAAGGTGAGGGTATTGTCTGTCTGGTATTTGGTGGGATGCGCTTTCAGAAAGGTCGTGCAATAAAAAAGGCCGCCTTAGCGACCTATTTATAATTCATCACAAAGGGAAGAGCGCTAGTCTACCTCTATCGATTAACGGGCTTGTGGGGCAGTATCGCCGATTCACCTAACGCTCTTTCCGCTGTGATTGTAACGCAAAAAGCCCCGAGCTATTAACTCAGGGCTATCGAATGACTGCACTACTCCATCATTGGTTTCAGATTAAACAAATATCGCCACTTTGTAAAGTGTGATTTTCTAGATTAATCCTATTTCGTAGAAAATAATTTCTAGCGAGTGACTTTGTTCAGCATCTGATTTGCATACTCCTCCTGCTTAATGCACTCACCGACCAGACTTTCGAAAAAGTCCTTGTAAGACCTGCGCCATGTGGTTTCTGGTACATCTATCACCGAAGCGCAAATGTATTGCCGTACAGAATCAGGCAGCAAGCGAGCATAACCACGCCCATTGCAGCGCCCGCACGTTTTATATGCAGGAACTCCGCCCTGTAGAATAGTTTTCTCTTTGTCGACTACCACGCCTTTACCGTTACACTGGCAGGCATTGGTCAGTACACCCTTCCCTTTACACTTATGGCACAGTACCTTCACCGTTTCCTTGCGCTCAGTAAGGTACGGCTGCCCGACGCTCTTCATCGTCATGACTTCAGCATCGATAAACTTCTTGCCACCACAGCAATCACAGGTTCGCGTACTGGCAGCACTGCGGGAATAGTCAGCAAATGCGAATGTTGCGAGCACTTGCATTACCTTTGGCTTAATATCATTTTCGAGCTTACGTAAGGCGGCAACCTTATCGCAGTGCTCAAGTGCATATTGGGTCAGCAGTTCAATAGCTTTCTCACGGTCATTGCTGCTGATTTCCATCTTCCCTAAAAACGCGGAGAATCCGAGCGCCGCTCTACTTTGCACCATTCCACCTGCGGCCATTACATCTGTGCATGATAGTGAATCTGATGCCGTTGCGCGTGGAGAGTCGTTAATCTGCGTAGTCTTCGGTGAGTGGAATTTGACATAGTTTTCCAGGTTCATGCTGCATCACCTCCGGTTGGCTTATTCGTACCAAGACGATTGCGAACCTCGCGAAGCTTCTCTCGCACATACTCAAGGCTTCTTTCGAGCTCACCTTCTTTCTGGATGAGAGTGCTCTCTTCGTGTAAGTCACGTTCACGCTGCCATTTTGCTTGCTGGATATTGGTTACTGACATGATTTACCTCTTCCGCCTTGATGAACCATGAGAACGCCGTTAACGATGGCGTGGTGTTTGGCTTCTTTGTCGTACGCGTATCGATTAACCGTGTTGCGATGGCACGATAAGCGCCTGGCTACTTCTGTCTGATTCCCGTATGTCTCAATGAGCATTTCCGGGATGGTTTTGATAGAGGGTGTCATGGTCTAACCTCTCATTAATCGCTTAAGCATTCGGTATTTTTCGGCATATCGAATGGCTTTAATCTTTATGCCCCATGCTCTTTTAAGCCTCTTATGCCTTACCGCCTCCCTGATGAGGAAACAGAACACGGCAACGAGGTAGATTGTCAGGCACACTACGCTTGTCATGCTGCCTCCTGTCTTCCCTTAACCAGTTCACGCAGCAAAGCCCTGTAACGCTTTCTGATAGCGTCCAGTTCTTCTCTGGTGTATCGGTGAGGGGTATTGTTGTTTTCGAGCGCTTCAACGCGTTCTGCGCCGATTTTGGCTATGAGATTGATGCGGTACTGCTGTTGGTTACCAGAAAGATGCACATTGCATTGATGACATTGCGCATGGATATTGTCTTCGTGATACCTAAGGTGTGATGCCTTGCCTCTTGACCTAAAATGCCCTGCTTCCCACTGTACCGTTGTCCATGTCCCGCAACTGATGCATGGCAAGTCCCTGTCTCTCTCGCGGATGTAGTCATTCACCACTCTCTGCGTCAGATCTTCCCAGTGCTTTAGCGGCTTTACTTCTGCCTTGCGCTCTCGCCACTTCGCACGAGCTTCCTTGTCACGCTTTCGCTGTTCACGCGCAGCAATTTCCGCATCGCGTTGCTTATTGAACGCAATGGCGCATTTGTAGTTGTGGCAGACTTTCTGGAGAGAACTTCGGGGGATATATTCGGTAGAGCAGATTGGACAGGTCTTTGGCTTAGGCGTTTTGCCTTTAGCCATTTTTTGTCTCCCAATATCCAAGAGGCCACGTCCATGGCTTCCACCAAACAGCCAGACTAACCCATCTTTCAACTTTAGCTTTCCAGCGAATATGCTCACCACATGATGGGCAAACTCTGTCTTCAGAGAAGGCGTTTAGACTTCCCACTGAGCGGTCTCCAAGATACCTGTCACCGCATTCAGGGCAATATGGAATCTCCTTCCAATTACTCATCATCTTCCTCCGTCATAAATCCGTTAGGGTCGCGATACGCTATTGCCATCGCTGCACACTCCTCACAAACGTGAGTTTCATCGTTGGATAGCTCCTTCGTGCAGCCTGCGCACAACGTTCGACGTATGCTCTGTTGCTCGTAAGATTGGGCTTCTGATTGGCTAAGGGTGCACATAGCATTTACCTTCGCATTGGGGGCATGCTTTATGCTCAATGCCGATGTTTTCCCCGTGGTCAATTTGAATGAATCCATTGCCATCGCAGAAGGTGCATTTATTGGCCTTCATGAGGAACGCGATCATTGCCGTTTTGAGAGGCTCTTTCTCGCTACCATAGTGAGACTCACCTGTTTTGGTGATAGCCTTACACCAGGCATTTTGCGGAGGTTCGTTGCCGTCTTCATCGAAGATGATGCTGATGAAATTATCTTGGATGATAGGCCACGCGTCTGAGGCGTTATTGCAGTAGTCGGGAAGCTTGACGGTATTTTTACCTTCTACTCCAAGGTTAAAAAACCATGAGGGGTTTTCGTCGGTTGGCTCAAGAAACCAATCGCCATTAATAACAATTTCCGCAACAGCCTTGTTAATTTCAAAATCTGATAACTGTGAATAGTCCATATCAATGCAACCTCGCTGCGTGTTCCGCTGGCTCAATGGAAATGACCAGGTCTTTGTCGCCTAACTGCCAGATAATTCCCTGCTCTTCTTCGTCCTCAGTCATTGCCTCCACATAAGCCATCAGGTAATTCATCATGATGTTTATGCCGTCGACTCCTTCGCTTTCTGCATCTTCCATGAGGTCAGAGAAACGCTCGATATAGTCTTCTTCTGCGCTCATAGCTAACTCCACATTCTGGATTGATACTGACTCCTACCCTTTGGCTCGCTGGCGTACTCTGGAAGCAAGGCAGAAACCACCCATAACCGAGGGTCTGCGCTTAGCTTTCGTTGAGTTTTTACTTTGCGGGATTGGTAGGCGGTGATTAACTGAGTTGCTTCTTCGTTGGTGAGGTCGTGATGGTGAAACCATGTCATCTTCATATCATGCCGCCATCCTCTCATCGGCAAACCGCCAAAATCTTCCCTTGTGAAATGCGTTTTCTCCGTGGCAGCATCGACTGATTGATGAACTATCAAAGCCTTCCCTTACTGCATCCATCGCGGCCTCGTAAAACCTCTCCTCTCCGGTTTTCATATCGGTTGATATAACAGCCTTACTTGTTGGGTGCTCCCCGCTGAATTTACCAAGAGAAGTTGGTGTCCTGCCGTTATGCAGATAACCATGCTTTGAATTTTCTGAGTATGTTGTCCATTCAAGGTTCTCCGCCCTGTTGTCACTCCTTATTCCATTCTTATGGTTAACAATCAAACCATCTACATATCCATCGCAGTGGGAAAATGCGACAAGCCTATGCACCAAGCACTTCTTTTTCTTTACCCGGATTTGTAGGTATCCTGTCTGTTTACATATGAACGGGTTTATTTTTACTCCCTTATAGAACCTTTTATATTCTTTTGACCTGTTCCTGGCAGTGATAGTTACATATCGATCAACTGACCTAACATTACCTAGATTACTCACTTCATAATCAGGACATATTTCTACCACAGCCCATATTTCTTCCATATGCACCTCAGAAATAGCTATACAGTTGGTTTAGGATGTTCTGGTCTTTCGTTTTGCCAAACACATGCTTGATAGCTGCGTTAATCATGGCGCTGTAGCAACGCTCGAATTCATCTGCCTCCATGCTGCCGTATGACAGGCTTTTAGCCTCCGCCCTAACCTCGCCACGAATGTTTGTCACCATGTCGTAGAAGCCAGCCAATATCGTCAGGTCTTTTCTGAACCGGTTGAACTGAGTGGTTTCATCGGCATGTTCAAGCCCTGCTCTGTCAGCAGCCCAGTGCTGAAAGCAGAAATTGAAGAACGCGAACATTTTTCGATGAAATGCAGGATTACGGGTTAACTTGAATTCGGCAGTGTACATCTCGCCGTTTTGAAACTTGGTAAGGCGGGGAAGGTCATGCTCAAACGCCGGAGTGAATACTCCCCCTGCGGTCTTGATCATCTCGATTTGCATAAGTTGGCCTCATACTCACTCCTTCACTTTGATTCCAGCGGCGCGGATGGATTCAGCACAATAGTCGATAGCGCAGTTGTGGCCTTTGTCGAACTCATCCTCAACCATTACTTTGTCATCGAGCTTTATTTCGATAGCTGTGCGAGAAAGGTTCCAAAATCGCCATGCCAGCGCAACATCCCATGCCATGTACTCTTCATCGCCATTCTTGGCTCGCCGCATGTCTACGCAGTCGCCAAGCTTTTCCATTTCTGCTTCAAACTGCTTTCTTGATTCGTCCATATTCCTCTCCATCACCAAACAGTTTTGCTGGTTTTAAGTAAGCGCCAGACAGCTTTGCCGCGCGGGAATATCTTGTCGATATTCTTCTGCATGTTCTCTGCCATAACCTTTCGGTAGTCATTTCGATAGGGCTTGTTGCGGATAACCTTCGCCATCTTGTAGTGACGCCTGAATCGCTCTTTCGTCCATTCGTCGTAAAGAACGCCAATCGTTGTCATCATTTCTCTCCATCAGCGTGCTGGGGGTGTTAGTCGCCTGTTTTCATGTGCGTACTACCGGCAATCAAAATCACTGCGAACAGAAGCCATCCCCATCCGGATTTCTCGTGGTACATCAGAAATGCCACGCTGATGAACCCGCTGATTGGAATAGCTGCGAAAAATGCTAATGCAAGAATGTCTCGTAATTCCTTCACGTCCTGACCTCTCTTAGAGCCTTGTTGATAAACGCAGTCATCTGATTGGCGCAGCCGAAGGTAAACGGTGCATTCTTGCGGTACAGCCAGACTTTCTCTCTGCCTAACCACTCACGATAAACCTCACCCTGCTTGCTCAGTGATGCAAGAATCTGCGCGGTCATTTGCAGGTCTACTCCGGTTGCTGCTGAGATGGCTCCTGATGTTCCTTCGCTTCCACCATCAAGCCAGTCCAGAATCGCCTGGCGACGATTAGCATGAAGCTCAGTCAGCCGGTAACGCTTGATTCCGTTATGGACGCTGTGGATTTCAAGCTGGCCTGATTCTGTGAGTTCGCGGAGTAATGGGGTAATGCTGGATTTTGGAGCGCCGGTAAGGTGGTGAAACTCTCTTGCTGATGTTGGTTTATTGCTTTCGAGATGGTTAAGTATTTTTTCTCGTGTGTTCATACGTCGGCTCCTGAATAGCGCCGGCCTTTTTGTTGTGGCTGGCTTGCAGCTGTGCATTTCGCTCTGGCTTCTTCCTGGTCGCATCCAACAAAGTGACCATTTCGGAATCCCTGATACACAGTTCCAAGGGAGCCAAAGCGGTTTTTCGTCACGATGATTTCTGCATATGGTGCGGCCTGGCTGTTTTCGTCATACACAGCCTCGCGATACAGCATGATGATTGAGTCTGCATCCTGCTCGATACTTCCTGAGTCGCGCAGGTCTGCGTTGGTTGGGCGTTTGTTAGGGCGTTTTTCAACTTCACGGGACAACTGGCTGAGAGATACGACAGGGGTTTTAAGCTCCTTCGCCATAGCCTTCAGGCTTCCGGAGATGTGAGCAATAGCCAGGTCGTTTCGTTCTGCTTTTGGCTTCTGAATGAGGCCTAAGTAGTCAGCCATGATGAGAGAAAGGTGTGGATTCTCCTGCTTCAGGCGTTCTGCGATCGACCTGATTTCCTCAACCGAAAGTCGACATGCATCGACAACCCACACGTCAAGTCCAGCCAGTCGTTTCATGCCTTCTGCTACCCTTCCCCATGCTTCGTCGTTCATGCGCGTTGGGTTTCTCAGTGAGCTAACAGACATCATTCCTGCGCCGGCAATGCTTCGCTCAGCAATCTGCAATGCGCTCATCTCCATCGAGAAAATCAACACTCCGCGTTTTTGCTCTGAGTTAGGCAATGTCCTGCTTGCGACACTTTCTGCAAGTTTTAGCGAGAACTCCGTTTTGCCCATGCCCGGTCGCGCTGCAACGATGATCAGGTCTTCAGCGTTAATCCCGCCAAGGATTGCATCAAGCTCCTCGATACCGGTCTTCAGGTTGTCGGACTCTTCACCGTTGCGCAGGCGCTTATCAAGCGTCTCTGTGTAGTCGGTGATGATATCGCCAAGGTGAACAGGCTTAATCTCGTCACGCGGCTTTCTGATGGCTGACAGGCGCTGTACCAGTTCGTCCATGGCCCGTCCTGATGCGTCGATGGTTCCGTTCTCGATAGGGTCTCGCATCTCGCTTATCAGTTGCAGTACCAGTCGACGGTGGTAGTTATCAGCAACCATGCTGGCGTAGCCTTTCAGGTTTGCAGCACTTGGGCACGACCGAGCGGTCATCATCACGTCGGTTGCATGTTCATCGCCGCATTCCTCAGCGACCATCAGTGCGTCAATCAGGTTACGGTTGCGAGCTTGCTTGCAAATAACCTCAAACGCTTTCCGGTAGAGCGGGATGGAGAATGCTTCAGGTTCAAGCGTCGCCAGAACGTCGCCGGCAGCCGGCGTTAACCCTCCCAGGAGAAGTCCGCCGATAACGCTGGCCTCGATATCCTGTCTCATAGTGTTCCCTCACGAATTGCGGTTAATACTTTCGGTTGCAGCAAGTAATCAAACGTCGCCACCCAGCCACGGTCGTTATCGCCGAAGTGGAATGGCCTTGCAGCGGACATGAACGCTTTCACGTATGCCCGGTAGCCGTCGATGTTTTTGGTAGCGAGAGAGTTAATCAGCTTCTTGAGTTTGCGCTGACGCTCTGCGTTGGCCTCTACAGCGTGAGGTAATCTGTCACCCACTATTTCGTTGTAGGCTTCAAGATACTCGTTGTAGTTGATGCGAACGGTCTTTCGCTTTTCAGGTTTAACCGATACGCGGTCATCGCAAGATGACTGTGTGTTTTCTTTTCTTTCTGTCTTTTGAATATTGTCTTTTGTGTTTGACTGATTCGGTAAAGACCCTTTTACCGATTTGGTAAAGGTTAGTTTTACTGATTCGGTAAATGTTTTGCCGATTCGGTTAACCTTCGTTTTCCACTCAGAAATATTCTTGTTCATCCCAACCTGACGACCTTCCTGAATGAGCACTCCCATTCTGATAAGTTCGTTTTTCGCTGTAGAACATTTGGTGGCTGCCATGCCAGTTAGCTCAGAAAACTGCTCGTTTCCGATCCAATCCATTTTCTTGTTGTAACCGTATGTTTTGCGCCATACAGCCATAACAATAAGTAGTTGATGCTGGGTTAGCCCGGATAGCATGACAGCCTCCAGCAGTGTGTTTGCAGTCCGGGTGTAACCATCGTCGAGTTCTGCCACACGATGCTCCACAACCTCGCTGGGAGGTTTGCGATAGTCTTCAAGTCTAGCGACGCCCATTCTTCACTCCTGCTTTGGCTAGTCTGTAAACGCCAATAAGACGCTCTGCTAACGCCCGGTTATTGGCAGCTGTATTCACTAATCCTTCAGGTGAATCAGGGTGTCGAATCTCTTCTTTTTCCTGGTGCTTTTTGCGTTTCTGCATTAAGATTTCTCCTGTTAGATGTGTTGACGTAACACAGTGTTCTAAGCGCTCAGACTGCTACCAACAGCTGGGCGTTTTTCTTTCGTGAGAATCGACGCCACCTGCTGTGCAAGTCTCGCCATCTCATCATCAACAACTCCCCATTCAAGCACTGCAAGAAGCATTGAGAACTTTGGAATCCAGTCTCGCTTCCACCGGCTAATCTGCGCTTTATCGACACCTACAGCTGCTGCTGTTTTCTCTGTGCCAATCAGGGCAATCTTGTTAAGCAACGCACTTTCAATGCGCATTGCCTCGTTGCGTTTGTTTGCGTGTTCCATTTGTAATACTTCCTTTAGTTAATAAGTGTTTACGCATCGGTTGATGCGTTGGTTGTAGGGACGAAACATCCCTGGCCTGTAGTGTTAAAGAGCGGTACTGCTTATGCTGCCTTTTTGCGTGGTGGGAAAAGAGAATCCAGGTTTGTCTTCCCACCGAGCTTATTCAGTGCCTTCACTAGGCTTCGGCATGACTCTAAATCTGGAGCCCGAATACCGGCCTCATAGTTGGCTAAGCGCGACTGATTCCAGCCACATGCGCAAGCCAGCGCAGATTGAGTGATGCCAAGTTTTTTCCGTTCACTGGCAATGTTGTTCATAGTTTTCCTTAAAGCTGGGTCACTCAATACACATTAAACACATATTGTGATTATTAGTCAACACAAATCGTGTAAAGCCACGCAACACGGAACGTGATATAAAATGCGCATGAAAAGAACAGAAACTATCGCCGCGCGTATAAAGAGATTACGAGAGACAAAAGGCCTTTCTCAGAAGGCTTTAGCGGAGCTTTGCGGCTGGGCTTCACAGTCTCGGATCGGGAATTATGAATCAGGAGCCAGAAGCGTTAGTGTTGAGGACGCGGAAGTAATCGCAAAGGCATTGGGAGTTGCCACAGCTGAATTGCTTTTTGGCGACGATTACCAGGGACAATATAAGCCGGGAGTTAAGTTCCCTTTGATTAGCTGGGTTAGCGCAGGTGCCTGGTGCGAGGCGGTAGAACCATATAACGCACAAACCATCGATGAGTGGTATGAATCTGATTGCCACGTAGTTGGAGATGCGTTCTGGCTTAGAGTCCAAGGTGATTCTATGACTGCGCCAACTGGACTAAGCGTTCCAGAAGGAATGCTGGTTCTATTTGACACAGGAAAAGAGGCCGTGAATGGCAGCCTTGTAATCGCTAAACTTACCGATGCTAACGAAGCAACATTCAAGAAGTTAATTATCGATGGCGGTAGTAAATACCTTAAGGGTCTCAACCCAGCCTATCCGCTAATTCCCATTGATGGTAATTGCAAGATAATCGGGGTGGCGGTGCAGATGATGATGCGCTTTTCCTGATATACCAACACCTTAAAATCCCCCAACCCGCTTCGGCGGGTTTTTTATTGCCCAAAGAAAAATAAATTCCCTTATAAATCAATCAAAACACGTAGTGTGATAAATATTAATCACGATTCGTGTTGACTAAGCAAACACAATCTGTGATTATCTAGCCATCAGCAGGACGCTGGTAGCCAAACGGAACTGATTGGCTGGCTCTTTAACAAGATGAAATGGGGATGATTCGTCCCCGCCAAAGAGTAGTTGGCTTTGGACTGGCAGACGGCTATCAGCTAGAGGCGATTCGCCTGGCGATGACGGCCTGACTCAATTCAGTTTGAGTCGCCAGTACCAAAGTCAATCATCGGAGGATTTATGAACAAGCAGCAGTTTAAAGCAATGAGCAGCGAATATCGCCAGCGCGCGAATCGCTATGCCCGCAATGGTTGGCGAAATCTTTTTTCTGACCTTCAAGAGGAATTCCCTCTGATGGCTAAATGCCAGCCAAGCGACCGGCCAGTATCTGTCCGTGTCTGGTTGAAGCTCGACTCCATGAAGAGCTCCACCCCTGCTTAACCCCTTGCCGCACAAGGATGTGCATCCTGGAGGAAATATGAAAGCCAGAGAGATTCGTAAACTCGAACGTGCTCGTCAGCACAAAGAGATGAAAGCCTACTGTAAAAAGATTGACCGTGCATTTTCACGGCTGTCGGAAGGCTGTAGTGAGCGTGTTTCAAGAGCCATTTCGCTTTCCGGAACGCGTCAGAAGGAAGTTGAAGGTGGCGCTGTGTGTCTGCCGGAAGTGGCGATGTTTGCAGCTGGTCATCGTACAAGTAAACAGGTTACAGCGAGGTGATTATGAGTAAATCATGGAGCGTTCCATTCCCTGAATCAGAGGTGGAGCATGACGGGATGCCTGTATTCTGGCGATTTCAGTCAACCGTTGAAGAAGATGGCATTAAGATTTTCGCATTGCAGTACGTTGCTTTTCACCAAACTGTGCATTACGCATGGCTGGTTCCTGCACACTGGATAGGCCTTTATAAGCCAGAGCCACAACGATGGATGCAGGAATGGAGGGATAAAAAGAACAGATACGCAATTAAGAAGGTCAAGAAAAGTGCAGAAAGGTCTTTCGCATTTCCTACCAAGAAGCTGGCAATCGAAAGCTTATTGCGAAGAAAGAAATACCACTTGATGCGTCTTAAACAAGACCTTGCAGTTGTATCCACTGTTGTAGATGAAATGAAAAAGATCGATATCAACGAGCCGCTTATTGATTACAACTTTGGGCACAACCAAGAAACAGAAAATTGGGTATTTGACTGAGGCCGCATAGTCGGCCTTCTTTTGGCAGCAAGCCACAGAGGTGAATATGAAAGATTTTAATGGTACTCCAGGGCCGTGGAAGATTGATGATGTGGAGTTTGTGGTGTGCGGGGATAAGTGTATCTGCGCTGTAGGTGGCATCCCATTTAGCGCAGAAGACAAGGCGAACATCAGCCTGATAGCAGCAGCTCCTGATTTGCTCGAATCTCTGCTTAGCATTGTCAATATGGACTATCAACCTACAGAAGATGAATCTGACAAGGTGTATTTAAAGGCTCGCGCAGCCATCAGCAAGGCTCTGGGGGAGGAGTGATGAAACGCTATCAGGTTCCTACTCGTAGCCATACAAACGAGAATGAAAATGCAATATCCCACTGGGCAGCAGCCGAATCTCTTCATGAGATATCGGTAAAAACACCTACCCTGCGTGATTACTTCGCAGCTAAGGCAATTGTTGTAATTGCACCTCCTGCTGATTATATCGGCATTGAAGACACTGAGGAAAGCTATAAGGAATGGGCGCAAAAGGCGTATCAAATGGCTGACGCAATGCTTAAGGCTCGGGAGAGATAATGAAAATAAAGCAGGATGTTTATCAAGATATCGAATTTGATATTGGACATTATGGAGAGTTCTGCATTAAACAGCCTGACTCTGAAGGTGCAATAGAGTGTGACTATATTGTTCTTGATAAAACTGGAGCAGAAAAGCTTATCCAGCAACTGTTTCGTTACGTGTCAGGCGAATAGCAGCTTATAGCTAATTCTCTGAGTTAGCTATTGGGTGTAATACCGCACCGCACTATTGAGGACGACTCGATAGTGTCTGATTGAATACCCCTTGTTGTTATCTTTGCCGCCAGCAGTCAGGGCGGCATTCTTTTTGCCTGGAGGAAATGTGAACTCATTAGAAAG